TGGAATAGTGTTTGCAGTAAAAACTTTGGGACTCCGATCTGGTATTTAGGGGTGGCCCCCCGAAGGGGGGCCACTACATGTAGTAGGTCGAAAAATTAAAACATACTAGATATAGTACCCCCCGAAGGGGGGCGAGTTATCCACAGCCACTAGATGTAGTATACCCGAGCGAAGCGAGGACACAAGATGTAGTACCCCCGAAGGGGGTGCGACATTATGTCGCATTGACATTGTTTCAATAGTATGTCTTGAAAGTTATCCACAAGTGCTATGACAAGACCTGCGGATGCTGCGCGGTTTATCTTCTATAAAAAAAACATTAAATCAATGTTTTTTTTAGACGTAAAAAAACCCCAGTTAGCGATGGCTAAAACTGGGGTTCTAGTTTCGTTGACCGCGTAAACTTATTCTATGCGGCTAACTCTAAGGCAACGTCTAGCGCCTTAGTTTTAATGG